GATACAACAGTAGGAGAATAACAAATGGCAGTCCAACCTTCCGTCAAATCGTTTCTAGGACTTGCACTAGAAACAACTAAGGGAACCGCAGTTACCGCAACTGATTATGTCCCTATTACTCTCAATAGTTTCAAGCCAGTCGAAATGATTAACGAACTTCTTGATAACGGCATTCGTGGTTCGATGGTTGAGAACTACAACTACGTTCAGGGTCGCCGTCATACGGAGATCGATTTTGCAGGCCCCGTATTCGCGGACACTATCGGTTATTTCGTTGCAGGCATTATGGGAGATGTAGTTACTACTGGTTCATCTGCTCCATATACGCACACTATCGCGTTGAAGAACGCAGTCGGTACTTCGGGAGATGCTCAGCCAAAGGCTCTCACTATTACTGACTACTATGCTGCTGGCGTTCGCCAATTTCCGGGCTGCCAAGTTCATGATCTTGAATTCACTTTCAACGCAGATGGAATGCTTGAATACACTTCCAAAGTAACTGGTTATCCTTCCGCAACTACAACTGCACCAACTCCTTCTTTCTCAACTGTAGTTCCAACTCAGGTATGGACAGGAACAGTTACAGTTGCAGGAACTACTATTTCTAACGCAGTTACAGGAACTCTTAAACTCACTAGAACAGTAGAGCCTATTTTCGGTATTGCTAACACTCAAGCACCTTATTCAGTATTTATGGGTGCGCTTACTGTTACTGGCAAAGTTACTTTCGTAATGGAAGATGACACTCAACTCACTAACTTCCTCTCGAATACTCAGCCAGCACTTACCTTCACTTGGGCTACTGGGTCAGGTTCAACTGCTACTCAGTTCGCGGTTACTGCATCTAAGAGCGCATATACCGCAGCAGTAGTAGAACGCAATAAGGATTATGTGGAAGTTACTGTTGATTTCAACTCTCTCGGTAACACTACGAATGTCGGTGCGACTGCTGGTTACTCACCAGTCAAGTTCACACTTCAAAACGCAAAGCCTTCAGGTACTTATCAGTAACCTGATTTAATGTTGTGTGGGGTGACGTGCCGCCTTCCCACTCCCCCACACAACCCAAACAATCGGAGGCGATATGGAAGGAACATAATGAGCGAAAAAACAATCAAACTCCCTAGCGGAGCAACAGTAGTTCTGCGCGATCCTCAAAGTCTTAAAGTCAAAGATCGCAATAAAATCTATGAAGCTTCTGAGGGCAAAGAAGGCGTAATGCAAGCACTCGCATTAACTAATGCCATTGTGGCTTGCTTAGTCAAGGAATGGTCTTTCGATCTTCTCCCACCATCAGTTAAGGCTGAATCGTTAGAAGAACTTTCTATTGCTGATTATGATGCTCTCGTTGAAGAAAGTGCGGATGCCCAAGAGGTTATCTTTCCAAGTTTTAATAAAACATTGCAAAATGAGGCAGACCCAAAAGCGGATACCGCAAACTCGAACGCCTAAAAGGGCTACTAGAAGGCGCGGACAGAAATGAGAATTTCGAATATCCCGATTCTGAGTGGTTCTATTATGAGTGTGCTAAGCAGTTTGGCTGGACGCCGTTAGAAACAGATGAACAACCAGTTCATTTGGTATCATGGCTAATTGCCATCAACCGAGTAGTTAAGGAGATCGAAGTTGGGAGTGACAACTAATTTACGACTCTTTAAAAAAGAATATGATGGTTTCATCAAAGACTTTGAAGATGGTGTTCGTTTGGCTCGTAATGAAATGGCTAACGTTATGGAACAACTTGCTAAAAACGAAATCAAAGGCAAGCGCAAGCCCAATGAAAAAGCCGAAGCAGGACAACCACCTAAGAACAGAACTGGCAATCTTCGTCGATCTATCACTCAAGTTAGATCGCGCGCAGGCTTTGGTATGTATAACGCAACAGTAGGTCCTACTATGAAATACTCCCGCGCCGTTGAAGAAGGCGGTAAGTACGCGCCTCGGTCTTGGCACGGAACTTCCGCTATGGCTGGCTTTCCTTATATGCGCCCTGCGTTTGAAAAGTTTAAAAAAGGTCCCATGCAGGAAATCATCAACAAATACTTGGGTGAATTCTAATGGAGTTAATGCCAGTAAAGATTGACATACTTGTCCGCGCTAAAGAAGCCATTGCGGAAATGCAGAAAGTCAATGGCGAATTAGATAGAATGGCAGTCAAAGGCGAACTCGCTACTGGTGCTATGGGCAAAATGCAACGCGCTTCTAAATTAGCAGGAACGGCACTTCTTGGGCTAGGTGGAATTGCAGCATTTGTTGCTTATGAAAGCGTTAAGTCCGCTATGGATTTACAGGCTTCTCAAACAAGGCTTCAACAGGCAGTCACAAATAGCAAAGTAAGTTTCGCTGCTGCCAAACCTGTTATTGATCAACACGCAGAGGCTATGGCTAATCTTGGCTTTACAACTGTTGATACATACCAAGCATTAGGAACTCTTACTACTGCGACTCGTAGTCCTCAAATGGCTCTTGATGCACTAACTGCAACTGCCGATCTTGCTCGTTACAAAACTATGTCGCTTGCTGACGCAGGCAAATTACTTGCTAGTGCCTCAACGGGGCAAGCGCGTGGACTTCGTGATCTTGGTTTAGCATTAAAGAAAAACATTCCTGCGGGTGCTTCGTTTGCTCAGATTCTTGCAATTATTGAAGGCAGAACGCACGGAATGGCTAAAGCGTTTGCTGATACAAGCGCAGGAAAACTTGAGGTTCTTAAAGCGCAATTCAAATCGTTAGAAGAACAATTAGGTACTGCATTACTTCCGACTTTTAATAAAATTACTCATTGGATTATTAAAGATGGGCTTCCTGCACTTAAATCACTTGGTAAATGGTTTTCGGAAAATAAACCCATAATTGTTGCATTTACTACTGCTCTTGCCGTTTTGTGGGCAGTACCAAAGATAACAGGAATTCTTACTGTTCTCACTACCCTAGGCAATGCTTATCTTGGATTAGCAGGCAAAGCCGATATTGCTGCTGCTTCGGAAGCGGCTGCTACTGGTGGGGAAGTTGGAGTTGGAGTTGGAGCAGGTGCCGCTGCTATTGGTGGTGCTGGACTCGTTGCTGGTGGTGCCATTGTCGGCGGTGCGGCAGTTTTAGCAGGAAGTGTTTATGGTGCTTATACAGAAGAGAAGAAGCATCTTAAACCAACTATGCCAAGAATCGGTGGCAAGGCTGGCGCTGCTGCTATGTTGAGTTATCAAAGAACATTAAAAGAATGGAACGCAACTTATGGACCCGATTCGCCTGCCGCAAAAGCGGCTGCTGCAAAGAAAAAAGAAACAGTCGCTCCTTCTGGAAGCCTCGCTGGACTAGGACCCGATACAACTGCCGCTTCTGCTGCTGCTAAGAAAAAGAAAGTTTCATTAAAAAGTCAGACGAAACTAAAGGTTGATGTTGGCACTACTTCCCATACAAGCGTTCTTAAACTAGATAGCAAAGTGCTTGCTAAATCAACCGCTACAAGTGCTGCTCATGGTTCTCCTTTAGCGACAGGACATACTAAATGACTCTTAGCACTTATCAGTTTTCTTTCAATGGATTTACTTTCGGCGCAGGTACTCCATATACAGTTGAAAAAATTGACGGACTTATGGGTACTGCTGGCATTCGCAACCAAGACGACAATCGTGGTTACATTGATGGTACTTATTCAGGGCGCGATTTCTATGATTCAAGAACAGTTAGTATTGACTTTATTCTTGTAGGCGATTCGTCTCACCCTGCTCAATACTATTTCCAACAACTACAAAAGAACTTAGCCCCACAGGTGTATGGCTATTACCCTGACCCATACGCATCAACTCAAGCAAGTACAGTTCTTGGCTTATTTCAATTTCAATTAACTGCAACAACAGGTCAGCAGCGTATGTGGGGTCGCGTTCGCTCTGTTAGCACTTCCGTTGATCCTGAATTTACTTATGGTTATATCTTGGCAACTGTTGAATTACATTTCCCTGATCCACGCTATTATGACGAAACCGCTAATACGGCTTCAGGTACTACTACTACTATATATAACAATGGATGGGCTACAACTTCCCCTGCCATAACTATTGCTTCACCTAGCGCAAGTGGAACTATTACTGATTCTGTTACTGGCGCGGTTATGACTTTCGCTAACGTGAATACTTCCTACCCACTTATCATTGACACGCTTCAACGCACAATTAGTCAAAACGGAGTTTCAGCGCGTAACACTTTAACGACTATGACTAATTGGCTTACTATTCCTGCAAACACTTCAACAGGTACTTGGACTAGCACTCTTGGTTCAATGGCTGTTACTTGGCGAAATGCGTATGTATGAGTTCAGACTTTCGTTATGTTACTACTCAACTTTATCAGTCGGGTGCAACGCCTAATCCTGTAATTGGTGAATATCCATTTACTAATGTTAATTTCACACAACAACTTTCCAGTATTGGAACATTTACTGGCGAGTTACTTATTTCAGGATTTGATGGCTCGACTCTCAATTTAGATGCAGGTACAACTCCTGGACAAACTGCGCTTTATGTATTTAAAGGCAGCACGCCTGTATGGGCTGGAATTATTTGGTTGCGCGAATGGGATTCATCTACTCAGATGTTGAAAGTTACGGCGCGCGAAATGCTTTCTTATTTTGAACATCGCCGAATTACTGGATTTACAGGTTCATCAAATTACAATGCTAATGCTGGCGGTACTGGCGTAGGCGGTTTGGTTTATGGAAATGCTAGTACAGGCATTGGTGTTGATCCTCTCTATATGATGAAAGACATATTGACTTACGCTAATGCTAAATCACACGGAAATATCGGCATTAGTTGGTCTTCTTCTAATCCATCAACTGCTTATGGTTCGTCAACAGTTATAAGAACTTTCTTTGACTTTGAATTGAAAACTGTTTATCAGGCGTGGAAAGATTTGGCACAAGCAGCCACCTATTTTGATTTTGTAATTAAGCCACGCGTATCAAGCGGAAAGATTATTAACGAAGTAATTGTAGGTACGCCTACTCTTGGTGCTACCTACAATGCTGCCAGTAACAGTTCAATCAATCTTCACTTTCCGGGCAATATCATTGATTACATTTATACAGAAGATAGCGCGAATGTTGGTAACTATTTATATGGCATTGGTTATGGCGCAAATCAAAATCGTTTAATTTCTAAGTATTACGATGCAGATAAAATTGGTAGTGGTGGGACTTGGCCGTTACTAGAAAACAATGTGAGTTTCATCGATGTTGTTAATCAAAATCTACTCAATACTGTTACTAACGGAAAACTTGCTGCCGTTTCATATCCCCCTACAACACTTCAAGTAATCATTAACAGTTATACCGACCCTGTATATGGCACTTACAATATCGGCGATCAAGTTCACTTAGTTATTTCAGATGATCGTTTTTGGACTGGCGCAAATGCTAACTACCGCATTATTGGTATTGATGTTCAGCCCGGAGAGAACGGTCCTGATAGAATCACATTAACTCTTAATTTACCTCTTGCAACGAACTTGGTGGCTGACTAATGGCGTATGTAAATCTTCCTATAAGTTTAAGTGGAATGTTTGATGATCTTGATGAGCGTTTAGCAAGAGTTGAAACAGGATATTCGGGTCCACAGGCTTCAGCCGATGCCGCACAAGCAACTGCGGTCAGCGCACAATCTCTTGCAGTCAGCGCACAAACAACCGCCGTAGCAGCGCAAATTTCTGCTGCTCTTGCTTCAGCACAAGCAATCAGCGCACAATCGTCTGCCCTTATTGCACAAGCGCAAGCGGTTGCTGCTCAAAATGTTGGGTTATATGCACAGGCTACTGCCGTATCAGCACAAGCAACTGCTGCTGCTGCATCTGCTCAAGCCACGATTGCATCTTCTCAAGCCGTAGCAGCGCAAACTTCTGCTAATGGAAAAAATACAGTTTTGTATGGAACTGCTGCCCCATCGGGAACTTCTCATACTACTGGTGATATTTATTTTCAATTTAATGGCAGCAATAACATTATTGCTCAATACACTTGGAATGGTTCTTCTTGGGTTTCAAACGCCATTACTTCAACTGTTATAGCAAACCTTGATGCTGGAAAAATTACTTCAGGAACAATTACATCTATTACATACGACAACGGTAGTGGAACATTCCATGTTAGCCCTAGTGGTGCTTTGAGTGCTTCATCGGCAACTATTACTGGAGTTATTAACGCAACTTCGGGTTACATAGGAACTACCAGTACGGGTTGGAACATTAGCGCAGCAGGAATAGCAAGTCAGGGTGGCGGCGGTTATATTTCTGGTGGAACAATTCAAGGCACAAGTTTTATTAATGGAGGCGGCACTTTCTATGTCAATTCTAGTGGTGCTTTAGTTGCTTCATCAGCAACTATTACTGGAACAGTAAATGCGACAACTGGTTATTTTGGTTCTTCTTCTAATGGATGGTTAATTAACTCAACAGGTATAACTGGTGTAGGAAGTGGTTATATTGCTGGCGGGTTTATTCAAGGAACTGTATTCACAAATGGTTTAACTTTTTCTGTAAGTTCTAGCGGTTATTTAACTGCAAGTTCAGGACAAGTTGGAGGTTGGTATCTTTCTTCTACTCGTCTTTACGCAACTGGAAGTACTTATATGGATTCCAGTACGGGTGATATAGCAACTATTGGAAATATAACTTCAGGTGGAAACATATCTACCTCTAGCGGAAATATCTCTAGCGGTGGTTTGCTTTCAGGAAATACAGTTCAAGTAAATTCGGGTGGATCATTATACTCTCTTGGTTCCAATCGTTTTAATGGTGTTATGTATTACGGTGACGGAATTATTTTTTCTCACCCAACCACAGGCGCATCGGCAAATGTTTATGTAAATCCAACGGCGGGTTCTAACTACGGAACTTTTGCTCGCTCAACATCTTCTCAAAGATATAAAGTTGAGATTCAAGAACAATCAATCCCGCTAGATTCTATTTTGGCGCTCACGCCTAAATCGTATATTGATAAGGCGCAAGCAGAAGAAAAGGGATCAACCGAAGGACTTCAACGCTATCTTGGTCTTATCGCTGAGGATGTAACTTTAATTCCAGTTTTGGGTTCTATGTTGGCAAACCTTGATTCTGAAGGAAATCCCGATTCGGTAAATTATGATCGTATTGCAGTAGCATTGATACCGTTACTTAAAGACCACGAAGCAAGACTTAACAAGTTAGAAGGCAAATAATGGATGTATCTATTGACGAAGTGTTA